CCGAGCCCCACTCAATGACCCTTTCTTTCTATCAGAGAAAGCAGGTGACGCTTCAAACGTCCTAATGTGATACAATGGACTAGCAACACTAGCAGTATCAAGGAAAAAAGAACTTCCCTTAACTTTGGTAACTTCATATTCTGTTCCGGTTCCATCTTGTGCGGAATTTAATTTATCACCTTTTCTCAATAAGTGCTGTGAAGCTGTATACTCATTGTTTAGAACTCCTGATACAAAAGATATAGTATCTGAGAATATAAAAGCTATTCTGAATAGGTGTAAGTAATTATTTGGAATTGCTGCCTTGCCAGATGTAACAGATATAGAAACCTCATTTTGAATTAACTCAATGAGTTCATCGTATTCTTTTTGTGTATCTAAATTAGAATATAACTTATCTACCAGTCTGTACATTGACTCCTTTACAAGACGATTAGCCTTAGTATTATCAAGATACTGAGAGTAGGCTTTATCGTATTTTTGTTGGAGTTGATTAAAAAAATCCTGACCAGTCATTATATACAAATATAACAAAAAAAGGGCAGAATAGCATTCCACCCTTTCTACTCAAACAAAAAACAAAACGTACTACGCTTTGCGAGGCCTCCCAGCCTTTTTCTTCTCAGAAGCAGTTGAAGCAGGTATTAAATGCTTTAACTCTTCTGGTATTTCCATCTCCACAGGAGCTGAAGATAATTCTTTTTTATCATGCTTGTCTACCTCTGGTTTAACGTAGTTCTCGAATACGTCTTTATCAGACATTAAAAGAGCAACTACAGAGTCCACATCAGAACCAATATTTCTACCAGACACCTTAAATACAGATCCCTCCTTGTTTATGATTCCGTATGATATCGCCTTATTAGCGTATACCTGTGCATTTCTTTCAGACTCTCTGATGGTAGTGTAGGTGTTTATCTCATCGTAACTCTGAGCCCCATATCCATCTAAGTCATTACCTATTAGGTCTAAGTACAACTCTTCTGGAGTCATTCCAACAGGATCCCCTCCAAGCGCAAAAGACAAACTTCTTTGATCCTCAAAGGTCATGCCTGATATAATGGACGTAGCCTTAAGTCTCTCTAAAAGATATTCATACTCTACGTGTATTCTTTCTTCTTTAATCTCAAATACAAAAGACTCAGATATGATATTATTGTTATGGTGGCCATCACAAAAAACTAATGGATGGTTTTTCCAAAAATCAATAACACTCTTGTGTCCAAAGTCTTCTGTATCAAACTTGAACTCCATTGGCATTCCGTTTTCAAACGTATATGAGAATACCTTTTCTCCCTCGGATACAGTTGTCATTACTCTCTTTCCACTCTGAGAAAGGAACATTTCTTTATCTGTTTCTTTATCCTTGTAGCTACCAAGGATAGTAATATTACCTCTTCTTTGTAAAGGCGTTAAGCTAGCTGTTATAATCATTTCTATATATAATAATTTACAATTTTAAATCTATGGCAAAAATGAAGGCCACCCGAAAGTGACCCTCATTGTGGGGGCTTAATTAGGAAAGCTTAGCAAGATACTCACGAATCTGAGCTAAAGCACCATTGATAGCACCAATGGTATTAGTACCAACGTCAGCAATATCAAGAGCCTTCAAGCTGTTCTCAAGATCAGCAGTATTTACTCCACTATCGATGTACAACGTGATTACCTGAGTCCCGTTTGCGATGATTGAATCACCTGGACGTGGATCTTCGTAGATAAGCTCAAGGATATCATAGTTGCTTCCTGATACAGCACCTTCAACGGCCATAGCAACCAAGTTTGCACCAGTAATACCAGCTGGAGCAGCTCCAGGAGTAGTGGTCGCAATTGCCTGATTACCTCCGTCGTCCTTAACTTCAGCAATATTGAAGATAGTGTAAGGAGCAGTAGCGGTTAAAGTAACTACACCAGCAAGGCTAGTAGCAACAATCTCAAAAGGAAGGTCATTTACATGATCCTTAATAGATGTAGCAATAGTAGTTACTGTATCAGTAGCGGTAATAGTGTGCTCGATAACTTGAGTGTAAACATCAGTTAAAGCATCATTTTTATCGCCCAAGTCTTGTACCAATTGGAAAGATACTTTATCACCAGCAGTCAAAGAGCTTGCGTAAGTTACAGTAGAAACCTGAGGAGTTCCAGCAGAATAAGCAGCTAAATTAGCCTTTTTAATTCCGTTGTAGTCTAACTCAACATCTCCTCCAAATACACCAGCAATCTTGAGAACTCCGTCATTTAAAGCACCTGTTAAGGCAGCACCGGATTTTACAATTAGATTTTTCATTTTTCTATATTATTAATTAGGAAGCGAATTCAATCAGACCCATACGATCTGCAATACAATGTAGACCACAGTCAGAAAGCATGTGGAACTCAACAGAGTCGATATCACTTGTGCCTAGAGAAGCGATAGAAGTTCCAGCGATAGCCTCCTTAACAGAAGAAGCGCTAGAAGTATTCAATCCGATCATACCAGGAACGTAGTTAGCGATTAACTCATCGTCGTTGAAGTGATACTTCTGAAGTGGGCTTAAGTTACCAGATCCGTCAGCAGCAGGCACAGGAGTCAAGTCCATGAAGTAAATGCTGTTAGACATCTTAGGCTTACCGTTGATAGTAGAAAGCTCACCACGGAACATCTCGTCATCAAGCAATGCCCAACGAACGAAAGAAATGTTCATACCAGCGTAGCTGTACTGCATTACGTTCAAACCTTGTACAGAAGCACCTCCGAAAGTGTTAGCAGTACCAGCTTGCTTGATGTAATCACCCAAGATTGTTTGAAGACGTGCCATAGCAGCAGATCCCATCAAAGCAACCAAGTTGCGACCGTTATCAGCAGAAACACGTACCATGTTCTCTAAGAAGTCATTGAAAGTAGCTTGAGTCAACTCACCAGTCAAAGGAAGATAAGTACCACCTTTATTAATGATAGACCAACGAACACCACCTGTAGTGTAGTACTCACCATCAGCACCGGTGTGGATACCACGCTCAGAAAAAGCGTACTTATACTCTACTTGCTTAGCGAAAGCTTTCAAAGCTAAGTCATCATATGAACGCCACCAGAAATCTCCGTTCCAACGAACGTAAGAAGATGTACGATCACGACGAGACTGACGAGAGCTCTCACGAGTAACAGCAGTCAAAGCGTAATCTGTATCTGGAGTGTAGTTCAATACGCTCTTACCACGGCTGTCACGGTTAGCAGAAGCGTCAAATAAACGCTTAGCGTTATGTCCAGCTGCGAAGTGAGATGCAGTTAAAGCACCGACAGTAACAGGCTCTAAGTAAATCTTATTACCAGCAGAGTCAACCTTAGTTACACGTGCCTGAACCATGTTCTTATCAGCTACAACATCACCTACACGGAAGTTTCCAGCTTTAGAAACTGAAATCTCACCAGTAGAAGCGATAGCGCTGTTTCCAGTAACAGGAGCGAAAACGCCCAAGTTTCCTAGAGAAGATACCTCAACCTTTGGGACTGGGGTAGAAATAGAAGGAGCTAACTTTGCAGAAAGCTGTGTCAATACGTTGTACCCATAATCCTGCGCATATACCATTTGCATCTTATTGGGTAGCTCTAATCCTTTAAGCAATAATGATTGACTCAAAGGAAGGTTAGTAGTTGTTGCCATTTTTTTAGTTATTATTTAATTGGAATAATTGATCAAATGCCTCTTGTGCGGCATCAATTCCGGTTCCGACAGACTTACCGACATTAGTGTAGTTTTTGCTTGGATTAGAGACTTCTTTGATTACTTGCTCTTTTCCCTCGTTTTTTGCCTTTGTAATGTTTGCCTTCACCAAATCGGCTCCATGTTTCATCCATAAAGCCACGGAGAATACTTTCTCCACATCTAAAGAACCGTCTTCCTTATTGAAAGAGAAATCTTTTTCTATGAAATCTTTTAAGCCATCAGACATTTCGTCCGTTAACTTAAGTCCATAGACTTCCTTATCTACAATCGAATTTGTGTAGGAATCTAGTTCATTTTTGAATTTATTAGCAATAGCCTCAGCTTCTTGTTGTGCTTGATTAGATGAACTTGATAGTTGTTTCAACATATCGCTGTTCTTGTTCTCAAACTTTTCCTTAAAGCTTTCAGCCCATTGTTTCTTTTGGAACACAGATGCGTTTTCATACTCGTAAACCGCCTGCTCTAATTCTTCTTTACTCAGGCTCATGAACTCTTTCAGTCCTTCTTTTACAATTTTTGCATCGTCCCACTCATTGTATTCTTCAACACGATACTCCTTTACAAAATCAGCCAAAGTTTTTCCAGACTTCTTATAGTCCATGATTAACTTTAAATCTTCATCCATAGGGAACTCCTCTGCTTTCGTGCTTTCTTTCTTTGGAGTTTCTTGAGTTTCTTCTTTTGCCTCTGGCTCTTGCTCGTACCAGGCTTTTTCAACCTGTTCTTCATCCACAGCTTCCGGTTGTGACTCCGTTTGTTGTGGTTCTTCAACTTGCTGAGGTTCCTCAACTTGTTGATTTTGAGGCTCTTCAGCCGTTTCGGCTTGTGGAGCTTGCTCTTCGTTTTGCTGAACTAGTGGTTCCTGACCGTTAAGCTGGTTAACGATATCGGATAAGAAGCTGTTTTCTTCACTCATACTTTTCAAATTTATACTATTTTTTTTACAATTACAAAATTACTTTACTGCGTTGGAGGTTGCTGAGGCTGTTGCTGTTGTTCTCCATCCTGCTTTTGGTTTTGCCTATAATTCTGATTTTCCTCTCTCATTGCAGCAATTTCCATTTGTTGTTGTTGCTGCTGTTGTTGCATCGCCATCTGCATTGCCTCTTGTCTTCTCTTCTCTTTTTCCATCTCTCTCTTCTTCCTATTCATCCTGTACTCGAGCTCTTTCAAAGTCTCAGTATATGTCTTAGCTTGTTCAATCTTAATGTAATCTGCCAGATCAATCATTTGATTCTGCATAGCTGCCTGAGCTTGTACAATCAATCTTTCTCTAGCTTGTTCATCGATGAAGTCTTTAATCTTGATGTGAACACCTAAATCTTCAAAGCTAAAGTCTTTAGTTAGTTTTACGTAAGACTTACCATCCATACCAATTACCGGCATTTCAAATTCTTCTTCCTCGTCTATTAAAGTTATCTTAAATTGATTAACAGCATGTGTCAATTGCTTTTCTATGAATCTAATAAAGCCTTCGTATAAGTGTGCCGTACCTAAATTAGATTGAGCAATGGTTCCAGCTTGTGTCTTAGCTCCTACGTATCCTTGTTGTTGTCCTAAAGCAATCTTAGGTATATTAACAATCTCTTCCATGATACGTTCTTCCTCTCTTCTGAGTCCGATTAACTGCTGAACATTAGGATCTAAAGTCATGTCTACGACTTCAACTAATCTATTCTCTTGTCCTGTAACAAACTCTTCACCTGTGCTTGAACCATCCGTTACGTGTATGCCCATCCTTTCAAAATCAGAGATAACCTCTTGTGCAGATGATGTGCCAAGTTTTTGTCTATTAACAATATATACCTTACCCTTAGCTCTGTTCATCATCTTGGTTATCTCATTGGTTATGAAATCAATTCTATCTTGATGTTGATGAAGTCTGGCTACAACAGATCTGTTTTCACCCATAACCATATTAGGCATGAATACCTTAATCGGTAATTCTACATCACCTGGGTTATCTGTCTTTCTAACGATGTTATCGTCTTCTCCGGTATTGATAACGTATTTATTACCAATCAAAGTTCCTTTATGAATGGTCTTTGTCCAGTAATTTCCTTTTCTTGATTTACGCATCTTAGCGTAATGGATATTGCCGTACTTATCATTTTTCTTTTCGTATCGCAAGTCCTTCATACCAATCCAATACCCGTGAACCACAGCTACCATTGGAACTGAGTTGTACGTATATGCCCAAGATGTAGCATAAGGGTGAGTAGTTAACTCAAGTAATTGATAAATATTGTTTGAGTTAATCTCTTTGATCTCGTTTATCTCTTCCTCAGTTAAAAACTCTTGGTATCTCTCAATGACATCTGTAGTTGCCATGTAATCTACAACTCCAACGAATTCGGACTCAGATAAATAATCCTCATCTTTGCTTCTATCAATGATTAGATTTTGAGGGAGTATAACATCAAAGTATGGTTTGCCATTTTCTATTCTATTCTGAAGCCCAACGTATCCACCAAGCAATAAGTAAAGAAATGCTTGCTTATACTTATCCATGAAGGAGTTTCTATTAAGAACGTCTTCCGTAAGTCTTGTAGCAATAATATCTCCCATCTCTTTGTAATCCTGTTCCATATACTTGTATATGTCCTCAGGTATTTCAAAGTTTTGACCATCATCACCTAATGGATTAAAAGAAGCACCAATTAACTCTTCCATCTGATCAAAGAAGTCCTTAAACTTTAATTTAACCAGTGCCATATTTAAGATCTCTGATTTACGAGTAACTGCCGCTTTAGATGTGATCTTGGTAGCGGGTTCTAGGTTTTCTAACATCTTTACAATGTTTCCAACCATGTAATCAATAAGAGAAGTTATTTTTTGACCGTTCACCCAGACAGTTGGTAAATCGCAATTGTTCTGGTCTTGAGTGGTGTAATAGTAATCTTTATTGTACTGTTTGCCAAGATAGTAAGTAAACATACGTACAATCTCATCAACAGGATTTTCTATATCATCTTTCTTTCTAATCCTGTTCATCCTATCATTCCTTTTATTGAAATGAGACATGATGAATTGGACATTTTTCTTGTACCAGTCTTTATTCTTCTTTTCAGGAAGGACAAATTGATTTGGCTGATTTCTTACTATATATGCCATCTATGACAAAAATACAAATTTTTTATGTATTATATATAATCTCTGCTGTATAGTATTTTTAATACCTTGTAGAGCTACGGTAAAACATACCCCCCTTTCCCCCCTTTCAAGAATACTAGAAAGAAGTTCAGGGAAAGTAGCTTTACAAGTTTAATACCTCGTGTCGCTACGCAGTCTTGGAACAATACCCCCATCACAAAATAGGACTGCGGTGCAAATATATAATAAATTTATCATTGGTCAAGTACATAGTGTCTCGGTTTCAATTTTTTTATGTAGAACTCAATAAACTCTGAGCCTTTTTCTACAATTGTCTTTTCCACAATGAGACGATATATATACCTATCGTTAAAATTGTACTTCTTTTGAAGTATATCGATAAATGGCTTTACTACATTATCAATATCAGATGCTTTATTACTGAGACCTACAATTAGAGATAGTTCTATGGGTTCCTTATCCCAGTTTATCTCAGTGTCTTCAAGCGAGTGAATTAGCTCAATCTCGTATGCTTTATACTTTTTTGTTTTGAACTTTCTGCCTTGCCAAGCCTCGTTAACAGATAAGGGTTTAATCTGTACTTTGTTTGAAAAGAGCAGGATATTTTTCCCAGAGTTCCGTGCCATATGCTTTTAAATCATGAAATATTAGTAACTCCACAGGGAGTCCATAGAATTGGGCGATAATAATTACTTGTGGAAAAGAATAGAACCATCGGTCACCTTTTAACACATCTGTGTAGTATACATCTGTTTGTATGCCCATAAACTCTCTTATTCTAGAAGCTGTAGGTGCAATAGATGTCTTGACTTTTAGATAGTCAATATTGCGATGTATCTGGTCAGATATTTTTTTATGATCTACGTGTATTCTATGCGTATGATACTTCGTTCTTACCTTAGCTATCTCGTTTATCTCGGTTAGCTTAGTTAAGCCTTTCTTTTTTATTTTTAAGACTTCTTGTTCAAACTCATCTAATGTCATCCTCTATTTGTGAGCTAAGTTCTTCTAGGTACTTATCGTTTTCCTTTGCAAAACGCACAACCTCTTTCATGACTAGAATTAGCTTTTGTTGATCCATAAGGGATTTGCCATTTACTATATTATACACATCATGACTCTTGATTCCGTATGGAGAAAGCTTTTCTACAATCTTAGCCATATCGCCTCGCTTCAATTTGCTCTTCAAATCGAGTATGTAGTTTTTTATCTTTTCGTTCATATTGTATACAATTATAAGAAAAAAACTTGTGAAATCCAATGAATTAATTATATTTGCGTATGGCTTTAACTAATGTAAGTGATAGCATGAGTAAGATTTACTTATCTATCAGAGAAGGCAAAGTAGCTCGCAAACAAGGCGAGGAATGGACACAGTACAATAGCGTATCAGGAATGATTCGTGAAATCGGTACTAGAGAAAACAAGTTTGGTGAGCAGGAATGCTACATCATTATTGATGACGCAGGTGAGCGTTATCAGCTACAATTGAAACAGCAGAGTTCTTACTTCAGGGCTTTTGCTTCCATGGCAAAGAACATCGATGTATCTAATGAGGTTGAGTTTATCCCCTTGTTAAAAGAAGAGAACGGAAAGAAGCAAGTTGGCTTGATCTTGATGCAAGGTGGTAATGCTGTTAAGTGGGCACACACCAAGGGGAACCCAGATGGGATGCCTGAGCCAGAGGTGATTCAGAAAAAGAGTGGAGAGAAGATCTACGACTGGAGTGAGCGTGATGCTTTCTTATTGGACAAGGTAAATGAATTAAATGCAAGAGTTAATAGCGGTGATTCTAACGATGATACTGCTGAATTGGATGATGATTTACCATTTTAAAGATGGACGTAGCAAACAAGGACCTAGCCAAGAAAATTGACAAGAAGGTCCAGTCTAAGCACATGAAGCACTATGGCGATGAGCAGAGAAGCATCATCCGTCAGTCTTCATTAAAGAGTGCCGTTGAGTTAATGGGCACTATCGTAACTAATTCTTACATTCACAACAATGATACGGTTGTTGCTCAGACCCTATCTATTGCAGAGAAGTTCGAGGAATGGGTTACAAGATAGTAAACATTGATAAGGAGAGCCAGCTAGATGACTGGTTGGCTTTCCGCTTCAATGGTATAGGTGGTTCAGAGATTGGTACAATGATGGGCGTTAACCCATGGAAGAGTGCCGTTGAGTTATATTATCAGAAGATCGGTGACTTTGATCCCAAGGTAAATTACAATACTCCTATGTTTATGGGTAATGTATTGGAGCCGGTAGTAGCAGACTTATTTGAGTACTGGGACGATGGTGATAATCTGATTACCAATTACGCTTCTGGTTTAAAGCAGAGAAAGTTATATGAGGTTCAAGGTTACGTTCTAAACGATGATTATCCCGGCATGTTCTTTTCTCCTGATAGGATAGTACACACTAAGCCTTTAAAGAGGAAGGATAAATTGATTCAGAAGAATGTTGAGCAGATAGTTGAGATTAAGACTATATCCAATTGGTCAGCTAAGCAGTGGGAGTCAGGGTTGCCACCATCATATTATTTGCAGCTACAAACATATCTCATGGGATTAGATTGTGATGAAGGGTATATAGTAAGCCTCAAAGATGGAAGGGATTTAGATGTTATCTATATAGAAAGGAATAGAGAAGTGGGAGAGATGATATGGGACACCTTTAAAAATTTTTGGGAAAGAGTACAATATGGCCGTCAGGCCATCCAAGAAAAAGAGGATATTCATCAATTCGCACCAGACGCAGATGGGACTCAGAGTTTAGAAAAGTTCCTATCAACTAAGTACAAGAACCCAGAGGAGAATACCATTCAAGCTACAGATGAAGTTGTACAATGGGCCTCAGAACATTTGGAACTAGTAGAACAAGGCAAGGAGATAGATAGAGAGGTAAGGGAGAGAGCAAATAAGATTAAGTCTTATATGAAGGATTTTACTATCTTAGATCTCGGAAACAATGGAAGGGTTACCTGGAGAGCTAATAGCAGAGGTAATAGAATCTTCCGCAATTTATATGAGTCAAAAAAAGAAGGATAAAGAATGGTACGAACAGTGTTGGAATTCCAGTCAGAAGAAGTGTATGGAGTGTGGGTTAGTCATACGACATTTCCACCCGATGTTTATTTCACATATAATTACCAAAGGATCGTTCCCACAGTTACGGAACCACCCAAGGAACTTCATGATCTATTGCATGAATTGTCATCAGCAATGGGAGTTTGGGAATCGGAAAGCGATGAAGACGTATGATGAGGCCCAAAGAATAACAGAAGAATTAAAGAGAGAATATTATGAATCAAAATGATTACGATAAATTAGTTAAGGAGCATCAGATTTTATTCGCAGATGGATACGATGATGCAGTGATAGGTATAGCATATGATGAGGATTTACCCAGAGTAGTGTACTCAAAAGAAAAGATGATTGATATTATGATGGATATGTTTAAAGATGAGGATGATGTAGAGGATCCGTATGCAGAGGCAATTGAATTTCTAGAGTACAATGTATGGGGAGCATACGTTGGGACTGGGACTCCGATGTATATCAATACAGGCACAAAAGAAGAAGTAGAAGAATTAGCAAGTTACTGGGGAGTAAACGATGATAACAAATGAAAGTAATTACAATATGCCTACTGATCGTATCAGTGATTGAGACCAACCAAGACAGTACCGTTTACACTGCTGTTAATATCAATACAAATGATACCGGCAAGCTTTGGGCCCCAGAGCATACTCACGCAGTAGGGGATACAGTAATACTATACTAATCCCAATGCTTATTATACCGCTCCCAGTAAAACTCTGGCATACCGGTAACATAATCACCAACTAGGTCACACTCAAATATAGAGTCTGCTTTCTGTATAAGAGCAGTAGCTATAATATCCTCTCTCTCAAAGCCACGAGAACATATCATATCCACTATCCACGTATAATTGTTCCCAGATAGTACGGCTGCCTCAACTAAGACAATCTTATCATACCTGCCTACTATAGAGTCTAAGAGCAAGTCAAGCTCCTCTATGTACTGATCAACAGACTCCTTAGGATATGGAACCTCCACCATATGCAAATCAGGCATATTCCCCCTATCACTTAAATGATGAGCCACCTGCATTGCTACCCCACTACTATAGTCTGGGCTAACACAAAATACTGCCGTAGTAATTGGCTCAACTTTCGGAAACATGTGTATCAGACGCTGCGTCAATTGATACTCCCTGATGAAATCTATATACATAATACTAATCTATAAATAATCTGTAAACTTCCAATACCTTGTCTACAATCTCATGCCTGTGATTGCTCTCCAATCGGATCATCCTGAAACCCTCTACCTGCTCCTCTACCCTGCGTAAAAAAGATAAGCCACTCATCTTCTTATTCTTTAAATCAATCTGAGCTAAGTCTCCACACAATACCATCTTACTGCCCTTACCCAAACGACCCAATAATGCCTGAGTTTGATTGTCCGTTAAGTTCTGTACCTCATCGGCTATTATAAAGGTATCCACAAAAGTGATTCCCCGTACATAACCCATAGGCAATATCTGTATTCTGCCCTCAGCAATTTCCTTGTCTATCTTGTCCTTGCCATACAACCCATACAAGTTCTGATAAATAGGCTGCAACCAAGGGTCCATCTTATCAGCTACATCACCAGGTAAGAATCCCATATCCTCCCCGGCACTTACCATAGGCCTGGTGATTACAATCTTCTCTACCTCCCTCCTGAATAATAAGTCTAAACCAATAGCCGTTGCCAATAATGTCTTTCCACTACCGGCTACACCCGTGATAACAGATATGTGACTCTCTAATACAACTGCCTTGGCTAACTTTTGCTCCTCATTGAGCTGTATCTTAAACCTGATTGAGCCCTTTGGTTTTCGCTTGGCCTTGAATACCTCGCTATTATGATCCTGCACATAACAAAGATACATAATGCCCCCCTTTTAAAATAGCCCCCCTAGTCATACTTTAATTAGAGTTTGTGCAAGGTGTGAGGGTAATACGTATACATACAGACACGGGCATTCCATAAGAAACATCCCCCCCATCTAATTCTACGGCAACATTATTTAGAATCAGTCTAAACAACCGGTAACTTATTTACAATCAATTGGTTACACGAAAAAGAATCTAGGATATGATAGTGTATCTTATTGGAAA